AAAAAGGAGGACAAGCCCACATGAAGTATTTGGAGATTCTGATCCGGGACCCGGCGGCGGAGGCCAGGGAGGCCAACCGGGAGGCCCGCCGGAAAGACCGGGAGCGGGCGGCATGGATCCAGCGGGGATTTTTGGCCGCGCTGCTGGTGGCCCTGGTGGCTTGCGTGGTAACGCTGAACAGCTGCGCGGGAGAACCCAGGCCCGTACTGACCGCCGCGCCCGCGTCCGGCCAGACGGTCAGTACGCCAGCCGTTTCCGCCTCCACCTATTCGGTGGGACAGGTCAGCGCCGAACCGGACACAACCGAGACGGGGCCGCTGCTGGAAACCGCGCCGGTGATATGGTCCGACAGCGCGGAGCCGCGGGAGCATGGGGAGATCGTGGAGGCCCTGCTGGGCCAGGGCTATCTTTCGGACGCGGTGCCCCTCCCATATGAACAGCAGGACTATATGCGGACCTACTGCGCGGCGTATGGGTGCCCCTATCCCCTGGCGCTGGCCGTGGCGGAGGTGGAAAGTAATTTCAGTATGGACACCACCGGCGCGGAAGGTGAGGTGGGGATCATGCAGTTAAACCCGGGCCCAGGCGGATCCTACCATGGGGAACTGGAGGCGGCCACCGGACTGGACCCAGCCACGCCAGAGGGGAATATAGCGGGCGGGTGCTACCTGCTGGGAAAACACCTGGATACATATGGGGACCCGGCCAAGGCGGTCATGGCGTATCGGATGGGCAAGACCGGAGCGGACAGAGCCATAGCGGCGGGGGTGGACCCGGAGAAATACGCCAGCGCGGACATGGAGGCCATGGAACGCTGGGAATGCACAGTAAACGCATGGCGTGGAGAGTAGACCCACGGAACGCGGCGGCGGCCAGGGAGCGGAGCCGCATGGCACGATGGACAGCGCCAGGGGCGGCCAGAGTGGCCCACCCGGCCCACGGCACCGTAGTGGTGCCCCACCATTCCAATTATGCCGCCATCCTGAACGCGGCGGAGGTGTGGCGCTGTGATTGGCTGGAGATCATAGACGCCACGGTGTACGCGGCGGAGCCGGGAGACGTGGCCGCGAAAATGCCATACATCATATGAAAAGAGGGTGAAAAAATGCCGATCAATGAGGGCGGGCTGGTGCGGGCTATCAAAAAAGCCTATAAGGGCAGCGGGTACACCGTCAACGTCCGGGACGGGATCATGTCCATCTATACAAAATCCTGGTACATACAGGCCCGCCGGGAAATGGTGCCGCGCAAGGCACTGGCCGCCATCGTGGAACACGCTGGAATGATACCGGGAGAGAATGAGCCAACCAACATTATGAAAGACCTGGAGCCGCAGCTGGTCATACCGGAAACCGCCGTTGAGGAAATGGATGCCTGGCGCGTCGGTGAGCGCGGCGAATGTGTGGACCTGGTGCCGGTGATCATGCAGGGGTTTCAAGTATTCCAGGCGGCGGAGGGGGCCTGCTGGGGTGTCCCGTTGTACCACCTGAGCATGATCGAGGGAGACGCGGCTGTACACCAAAGCGCCATTGTGGTGGCCAATGACCGCCTGCTGTGGGACGACGATGGGGAAGCCGTTGTGGTTGAGGCCGTGCGGAAAGCCACGTCCGGCTGGGCAAGAGCGTGGGAACGGGCTGTATGGCAAGCCCTGGAGGGCGTGGACTTACACAGAGAGGAGGACGCATAGATGGAAAGGATCGAGTGCAAATACAATCCGGGCGTGGGATGCATGGACCCGTCAAAATGCGCCGCCTGCGGCTGGAACCCGACAGCGGCAAAGCGGAGGAACGAGGCACGAGCGGCCAGAGCGCGGCGCGGTCCGACGTACTTTGAGAAGATCACCGCCTCCCCGGAGGCCCTGGCGGAGTTTCTGGCCTCCATTCCCGCATTGGAAACCCCGTGGGATGAAGTTTTCCGGCGGACCTACTGCGCCGTCTGTTCGTCGGAGAACTGCGACGCGGAGAACTGCCCACACCAGGACGCCCGGAATAACCCGGCATGGTTTCTGGCCCAGGAGGTGGCGGACGATGGAAACGATCCTCTGCGGTGACGCGCTGGAGCAGCTGCGAAAGCTGGAGGCGGAGAGCGCCCACACTTGCGTGACCTCCCCGCCCTACTACAACCTGCGGGACTACGGCGCGGCGGGCCAGATCGGAATGGAGGACACGCCGGAGGAATACATACAGCATTTGGTCCGGCTGTTCCGGGAGGTCCGCCGCGTCCTCCGCCCGGACGGGACCCTGTGGGTAAATATCGGGGACACCTATGCGGCAAACAGGGCCTATCAGGTGAAAGAAACCAGAGGCACCAGGGGACACACCTTTTCCGGCAGCATTGCCGTCCCGGACGGGTGCAAGCCAAAGGACATGATCGGCATACCGTGGCTGTTGGCTTTTGCCTTGCGGGCGGATGGGTGGTATTTGCGTCAGGACATTATCTGGAATAAGCCCAACGCCATGCCGGAGAGCGTCCGGGACCGCTGCACAAAGGCCCATGAATATATTTTCCTGCTATCCAGATCACCCCGTTACTATTTCGACGCGGCGGCCATCCGGGAGCCATGCGGGGCAAAGGGAAACGCCAGGACCTTCCGTGGCGGCGGTGCCTATACCTGCGGCCAGTCATTCCAGAACAGCGCCCGCGTGGAGCGGGAAAGCCACGGGAACAAGGCCAACGGCACCGGCAGGCGGAACAAACGGAGCGTGTGGAATATCAGCACAGCAGGCTTTAAGGGCGCACACTTCGCCACATTCCCGGAAAAGCTGGCGGAGCCTTGCATATTGGCCGGGTGCCCGGAGGGCGGGACCGTCCTGGATCCGTTCATGGGGAGCGGGACCACCGGCGTGGTGGCCAAGCGTCTGCGGCGGAACTTTGTGGGCGTGGAGATCAATCCAGAATATTGGCAAATGGCCACGGATCGGATCACCTCCACCATGCAGGAATTTCAACAGCTGGAAATCAGCGGGAAGGAAACCGTATGAGCGATAAACTGAGGACCGCCCTGAAAGGCGGTGGAAGGATCCTTATTTCAATCAGCGTATGGGCAAACGGTGACTTTCACCTGCAGGTAACAGAAGAATGGGCGCGGCTGACCGCACCGGAGCACGCGGTGATCACAGCGGCACAGCTGGCCGCAGAGGCAGACCCGGACGCGGCAATCCGGGCGGAACTGGCCCGCCTGGTAGATAAAGCCCATATCAACTATGAGGCACACAAAAATGAACTGCCAGCGCCCGACGCTGAGGACATGGAGGGCGCGGAAGCATGAAAACAGAGGTGATCGGATCGGCTACCGTGTATTGCGGGGACTGTATGGAACAAATGCAGGAAATACCGGACGGACTGGTGGATATGGTGCTGTGCGATCCGCCGTATTCGTCCGGCGGCCTGTTCGCGGGGGAACGGAAAAAGAGTACACGCGAAAAGTATTGTGATGATGATTACAACGGCGCCGCCAGGTTTCAAAATTTCAGCGGGGACAATATGGACCAGCGGAGTTTCACGGAATTTATGCGGATGGTATTAAGCAAATGCCGCCAAAAGGCAAAGCAGGAAAGCGTGTGTGCCGTTTTTGTGGACTGGCGCAACCTGCCAGCCATGACGGACGCATTACAGGCCGCCGGGTGGATATATCGCGGCATTGTTGTATGGGACAAAGGGGCAAGCAGGCCGATCCCAAACCGATTCAGAAACGACTGTGAATATATCGTTTGGGGGACAAACGGGCAAAGAAAAACGGAATATAAGAGCGGGGTCTTTATTGGTGCCGGATGTTTCCGTGTGCCGAGTGTTCCATCAAAGAGCAAAGATCACCAGACCCAAAAGCCGGTGGAACTATTGGAAAAGCTGATTGAAATTTGTCCAGAGGACGGGATCGTGTTTGATCCGTTTATGGGGAGTGGATCCACCGGGGTGGCCTGCGCCAAAATGGGGCGGGGATTTATTGGAATAGAACTGGACCGGGGATATTTTGAAACGGCAAAAGAACGGATCACAGCGGAAAACGCACAACTATCTATCTTTGCGGGGGGGGGGTAGCTCTAAACACCATATTTAGGTGGCGGGCCGTCAAGGCAGCCCGCAAAAGAAAGACCACCCGCGCCCGGTGCTGACAACACGGCGCAGGTGGTAAAGCGAACGGCGGAAACCGCCCGATTGCCTATATTATAGCAACACGCTGGGTGGTTTGCAAGATGGAAAGGAGTGCAGCCTGTGAAAGTTTACATAGCCGGGAAAATAACTGGCGATAAGGAGTATAAGGCAAAATTCCAAGAGGCCGCCACAAGCCTGGCGGCGGTGGGCCATGTGGTCCTGAACCCGGCAACCCTGCCGCTGGGTCTGGAGGAAACGGACTATATGCGGATCTGTCTGGCCATGCTGGACGCGGCGGACATGGCGGTATTTCTCCCGGATTGGGAAGAAAGCGAGGGTGCCATGCTGGAATGGTCCTATTGCAACCGGACCAGAAAAAAGAAAAGCATGTATGCGGCAATGGTAAAAGGAGGCGGCGGACAGTGAGCCGGGATTTAAGGTTATTGATCGGTGGAAGCCCATGCACCCACTGGAGCATTGCCCAAACCAAGAACCGGGAAACAGAGCCGAGCGGAATCGGCTGGGAACTGTTCCGCAACTATGTGACTGCCCTGCGGCGGTATCAGCCGGACTATTTCCTGTATGAGAACAACAAGAGCATGGCCCCGGCCATCCGGGAACAGATCACACGGGAGTTAGGCGTGGAGCCGGTCCTGATCAACTCCGCCCTGGTATCTGCACAGAGCCGCCAGCGCCTTTACTGGGCAGGCAGGCGGAACCCGGACGGCACATACAGCCAGGTGGCCGTGGAGCAGCCGGAGGACCGGGGGATCCTGTTGCGGGATATTTTGGAGAGCGGTCTGCCGCTGCGGGAAAAGGGATACACATTAAAAGCCAATTACACCAACGCGGGAGCGGTAAACGGCGTGTGCGGCCGGCATTTTCCCGCACCCATGGCGGCGGAGCCGGTGAACGTAACGGCAGACGGAAAAGCACAGACGTTAAAGGCACAGTACGGGAAAAACAGCATAGCAAATTTTTGCGGTTATGTATCAACATATGGGGCCACGGGAGTGGCGGAGCCAATCAGGATCGGAACCATTGAGAGCGACGCCAAAAACGCGGACTTCGACAGTCAGCAATACCGTGTTTATTCGCCGGACGGCAAGAGTGTGACATTGTGCGGCCAGGGCGGCGGCGTGGGAGCCAAAACGGGCCTATACGCCACACCGGTGAAGCCAGTCCGGGTATGCAATATAAACGGAGGCGGACAAGGCAACCGCATTTATAGCACAGACGCAAAAAGCTGTGCAGTAAAGGCGCAGGGCGGTGGGTTAGGCGGCCATGGCCAAGGATTGTATGCAATACCGGCAGGCTGTGATTTAATTATAACGGATAGCTCTATCAGGTGCCAACGCAGGGATAAAAAACACAGCACCGTGCAAGGCAGCCATGTCAATTTTGAGGACGGGAAAAGTCAAACGCTTTCCGTGGCACATACTCCAAAGGTGATTGAGCCATCAGCTGGGAAAGAATGGCCAGTATATGAGGTAAAGGACGGGCAGATCACGATCAGGGGGAAACAATACCCCATAAAGCTGGCGGACGGCCTCTATATTATCCGCAAACTGACCGTGACAGAGTGCAAGCGTCTCCAGACTGTGCCGGACACCTATGTATTCCCGGTATCAGATACACAGGCTTATAAAATGCTGGGAAACGGCTGGACCGTGGACGTGATCGCCCATATCATGGGGCATTTCGAGGGGATCACAGAAAGGCCGGTGGAGGTGCTTTCCATGTATGACGGTATGAGCTGCGGTCATATCGCGCTGGACAAGCTGGGGGCGCATATCGTCCGCTACTACGCAACCAAGATCGACAAGTACGCTATCCAGACCACACAGCACAATTTCCCGGACACTATCCAACTGGGGGATGCTTTCCAAGTGCAAAATGATGGGTGGACCCTGCCGGGGCATACCATGGAAGGAGGCACCGCTGCGGTGGCGGACATGGTGGAGCCTGCACAGAAAACAGAGCCAGAAAAGGCGGCAGCGGACAAGGGCACAAAACTGGAGATCGTCCCCATGACGCTGCGGGAGGCAAACGCCTATGTGGAGCAGAACCACCGCCACCACGGACCGGTTCCGGGGCACAAGTTTTCTATTGGCCTGTCAGACGGGGAGCAAATTGTGGGTGTGGCCATCGTGGGCCGCCCAGTGTCCCGGCACCTGGATGATGGGTGGACCCTGGAGGTCAATCGACTTTGCACCGATGGAACCAAAAACGCATGTTCCATGTTATACGCGGCGGCCTGGAGGGCGGCCAGAGCAATGGGTTATAAGCGTCTGGTAACTTACATACTGGAGAGCGAGAACGGGGCCAGCCTACGGGCCGCCGGGTGGAAATGTGTTGGGCAAGCTGGCGGCCTGCGCTGGACCGGAGCGCGACGCCCGGAGGTAGACCTGTACCCGGCACAAATGAAGATCCGTTTTGAACAGGTGGTGAAAGTATGAGCCGCCAGGACCCGGCACCGCTGGAGGACTTCACCATGTGGGCAGCCCTCCAGGCAGGCGGCCAAACCGCAGATATTCCGCTACTGAAAGAACTGGTAAATCAATGGATCCAAATGGCCACACAAAAGACAGCAGGCCAGCGCGGCGGAAAGGATCTAAGCTGGGACAATATGGAGCGCGTAAAAATGGGAATTTTGTGCGAGGCCGTGGCGTTGGTTTTGTCTGGGAAACTGGACAGACTGGAGGAAAATCCGTGAACATTGGATTGATCAACGTGGACAGCCACAACTATCCAAATCTAGTACTTATGAAACTGTCCGCATGGCATAAGGTCCAGGGGGACACCGTGGAATGGTGGTGGTCAGATATGATCCACTATGATCTGGTGTATATGTCAAAGGTTTTTAGCGCCGAATATTCGCCAGACGTGCCGGAGCCAATGAACACGGACCGGATCATAAAGGGTGGGACCGGGTACGCCATCCGGCTGGAGAACGGTGTGGAGGTATACCATCCGGAGTGTGACAGGCCCCTGCCGCCGGAAATAGAGCATATATACCCAGATTATTCCCTATACCCAAGAATGACTGAGGGTGTCGCATACGGATTTTTAACACGGGGTTGTCCACGCGGGTGTAAATTTTGCCATGTTGCCGGGAAAGAGGGCCGCGCCAGCCGCCAGGTGGCGGATCTGTCAGAGTTTTGGCGGGGTCAGAAGGATATAATCTTGATGGATCCCAACATACTGGCCTGCAAAGACCGGGACAAACTGCTGGAGCAGCTGGCCGCCTCCAGGGCCTACATAGATTTTAACCAAGGGCTGGACATTCGCCTGATGGACAATGACGTGGCGGACATGTTGGGGAGAATGCGGGTAAAATGTCTGCATTTTGCATGGGACAACCCTGCTGACGATCTGGAGCCGCTTTTCCAGCGTTTTGCGGAGCGGTACACCAGGAAAGACCACCGTGTAAAAATCGTGTATGTTCTAACTAATTTCGGGAGCAGCCATGAGGAGGACCTGCACCGCGTCTATACCCTTCGACACCTGGGGTACGACCCCTATGTGATGATCTACAATAAAGAGGCGGCGCCACGGGAAACGCGGCTTTTGCAAAGATGGTGTAACAACAGGATCATTTTTAACACAGTCCCGGATTTTCGGGACTATAACGAAAAAATGGGGTGAAATGTGTGGGAATAATCAGCATAGGCGTGGGCACCGTGACCATGGGCAGGCGGGATATAGACAAGAACGGCAATGTGATCAAGGAAACCCCGGCAAAATGGGAACCTGACCCGGCGGGCGGGTGTGTTGCCTTGTGGCCGGTAAACCCGGAAACCATGAAAGTGGACGGCGCGGCGGAAATTTACGGGGACTGGGACGCTGCCCGCTACCTGGCCAGGGTGGTGGAATTGATACACCCGAACCGTCAGATCAACGTGCCGGACCTGGAGGCCATCATAAAGAGCGCGGCGGCGGACGGGTGCGACGTTTGCGACTATTGCCCGGATGGTGGATACCGCTGCCGGGACTGTATTGTGAACGAGTGGAAAGAGGACCCCGGCGGCGAATAACGCCGCCGGGATAGGCATACCACAACAGAAAAGGCGGGGCGGATATGCAAAGAGTAAAAACGCGGCTTTTTTCGGGAGCCGTGTGTGAACAAATCGTTTTTAATGTTCCGGACCGTGTGCGGGATATTCGGAAAGCGGAACCGCGGCCCAGATTCAAGACTGAGGAGGAACGGGCACAACACCGGATCGGTATTTCCCGCCGGAACCACGCCCGCCTGTTCAATGCCAATTTTGGGCCAACCTCCCTGTATAGCACCCTTACATTAAATAATGAACATGAGGTACACACATTCTGGGAGGCCCGCCGCCTGCGGGATAACTATGTAAGGCGCTTGAAATACCATTTCCCTGCCGCAAAAATTATGATTTACATGGGACGCGGAAAGGGCACTCGCCGGATCCACTTTCATATGGTTTCCGAGGGAATACCGGAGGACATGATCATCAAGCTGTGGGGCATGGGTGAGATCGTGCGGATCGAAAACCTGAAAGCCCACAATTATTATAATGGTATAGACCACGGCCAGGACTACACCGGCCTGGCGAATTACCTTTTTGACCACTGGACCCAGGAACAGGGCGGGCACCGCTGGAAACAAACCAGCAACCTGGACAAACCGGAGCGGGAACCATCCACGCCAGTGAAACGGAACTATACAGAGAAAAAGCCGCCGCGCCCTCCAAAGGGCTACATATTTGTGGAGAGCAAAGCCACTAAATACGGATACCTATATTATAAGTATGTGAGACAGCCGGAACCCGTAAAGCGGACCCGGCGGAAAAAGGCTGGGCAGGGCTGAATGTAGGATCAGCCTTTTATGGCCTTGTAAATATGTAAAGTTTTGAGACGAACCAGCCGTCCCCGGAAAACAGAAAGGAGATCCACACAATGAACAAGACAAAGATCGACTGGGCCACCATGTCATGGAACCCCGTAACCGGATGCCGCCATGGGTGCCCCTACTGCTACGCCAGAAGAACCGCCCACCGTTTTGACAAGGGACTGGAAGATCCGGCACCGATGCCCGGCGGCCTCCATGTCCTGGAGGAGAAGATCAGGGCCACACCATACCCCTATGGGTTTGAGCCTACCTTGCACCGCTACCGCATGAACCAGCCGGAGCGGACAGCGGAGCCGCAGACCGTTTTTGTATGCTCCATGTCGGACCTGTTTGGGAAGTGGGTGCCCGCCTCCTGGATCACCCAGGTGGTAAACGCCTGCCAGCGGGCGCCGCAGCACCGTTACCTGTTCCTGACCAAGAACCCAGCCCGCTACCTGGAACTGGACCGCCTGGCCATCCTCCCCCACCAGGAAAATTTCTGGTATGGGTCCACGGTGGCCAGCATGGAAATGGCGGCCATGTACCCTATGCCATGGGCGAACATTAACACATTTTGGAGTATGGAGCCGCTGCTGGAGCCGGTGGCCATGGAGGAGGCGGAGGGCCTGCCCCAGTGGGTGATCCTGGGGGCGGAAACAGGCAACCGCCGGGACAAGGTGATCCCCCGCCGGGAGTGGGTGGACCGGATCACGGCCTTTTGCGCGGAGAATGAGATCCCCGTGTTCTACAAGGACAACCTGCGGGAGCATTTCCCGGATTTCCCCGCGTCCGCGTTTCCATGGGAGGTATAAATGGCAACCATCAACGTGACAGACCTGCCGCCCAAATATCAAGCCCAGGCAATACGGAAATACATGGAGCAGCAGGCGCGGCGGGGGCCTGTGCCCTCCGCCATTTCTGGGCGGGCCGGAGCAACAGCCAGGAAATATCACAACAGACCAACAGAGCGGGTCACACCATCCGGAGCGGTCCTCCACTTCGACGGCCAAAAGGAGGCCCGCCGCTACGATTACCTGATCGCGCTGGAACAGGCGGGGCAAATCCGGAACCTGCGCCTGCAGGTGGATTTTACCTTGCAAGAGGCATACACGGACACCGAGGGCCGCCGGGTGCGGGCCATCCGGTACAGGGCGGATTTTACATACTACCGGCCACCGGAAAAGTATAACGCGGTGTACTGGAAGGACAAGATCGGCCCGCCGTGGGTGCTGGTGGTGGAGGACGTGAAAAGCAGGCCCACCAGGACCAAGGAATATCTGATAAAGCGAAAAATGCTAAAGGACAAGCTGGGAATTGACATAACCGAGGTGTAACCATGAAAAAGCCACCCCTGACCCGTGAGGATGTAAAGGCATATTTACAGCAATATCACATTGCCAAGAGGAAAAAGCGGATCCTGGAGGAACGCCGCCGCAAGCTGTCCAGCGAACTGGGTGCGCCGTCCACGGGATCGGCATTCCATACCGCGCCCACCTCCAGGACCGACAGCACAGACGGGGCCGTGTCTATCATGTTCCGCATTGCGGAGGTGGAGGAACGGATCGAGGGCCAGCGGGATGAAATGACCAAGGCGGTCCTGCGCGTTATGGACATGATAGACCTGCTGCCCCAGGGATCCATGGAGCGCACCGTGGTGGAAATGCGGCATATAGACGGCAAGGGGTGGGAACAGATTGCAAGGGAGATCCCTATGAGCCGGTCCGGTGTGTTTAATTACTACAACGCTGCGCTGGACAAACTGCTGGAATACAGCAGGGCCAGGAAACTGGTGGAGGAATACAAGGGGAAATCCATGTCATGAAAAATCCGGACGCTTTTGGACGGTTTGGTGTGGTATATTGTCATCATGGGCCGGGGGTCAGTGCTGCGGGGGCTTGACTCCTTTCACCCCGCCCGCCACGCAAGGCAAGCGCGGCGGCCCGGCCCCCCGTTTGGGTCCTTCCTGGCGAAAACCCACACACGGGGCAAGGAATGCGCGGTATTTTTCGCCATGAGAGGGGAAAATTTTGGGCCTGTTACGTTACGCATTTTGAAAATACCCCCGGATTTTATCCCCCCTAAAGGGGGGGATAACCGGCAAGGAGAAAACCGGGGAAAATGCGAAACCGCCCAAAGGGCAAAATACGAAACCAGGATCACCCGCAGGCTGGAACGGTTGGGAGGGGCACAGGATGGAGGATCAGGCCAAAAAGCCAGTGAAGAAAGCGGCCAGGAAAAAGACAGACAAACCGGAGGTGCTGACCTCTATACCGGAATGGGCCAGCGCGGCGGCCATTGCCAAGCTGCTGGGCTTTAAGGGCGTCCGGCGTGTTCAACAGCTGACCCAGGACGGGGTGCTGGAGACTGAGATCCCGCCCGGCGGCGGGGTGCGGAAATATCGGACCTGCAAAACCATCCAGCGATATATTGACCATATCGAACAAAAGGCACAGGAAACCGGAGAGAAGGGCCGCGCGGCGGAACTGGCCTTGAAAAAGCTGGAGGCGGAGGTGGAACTGAAAGAAAGCCAGGGGCAGCTCCACAAGCTGAAAACCGCCATAGCGGAGGGAAAATATATCCTGGCCAGCCAGGCCACTGAGGACCTGGAGGAATTCATGGCCGGATTTAAGAAATTCGCCATGAATATACCGCCCCGCGCCGTGGGGACTATCGGCGGCATTGCGGACACCATGACCATCCGCAACATGGAAAAGGCCATGCGGAAAGAACTGGAGACAATGCTGGCCGCGTTCTCTGACGCCGCGCTGGAACAGCAGGAGGAGTAAACCGTGAGGAAACGAAAATACACTGTGAAGCCCTATACAGTGCCGCCGTGGATATACGAGGCGGTCCAGACGTTGCGCCCGGCGGAACGCCTGCCGGTTTCCGTGTGGGCGGCGAAAAAGCGCACTGTGTCCGTCGGGGCTATACCGGGACCGTGGAACAACGGCATAACGCCCTATCTGGTGGAGATCATGGACAGTTTCACCGATGAACTGATCGAGGAAATTGTTTTTGTCAAGCCCACCCAGGTGGGCGGCACCACCGCCATGGAGAACATGATCGGCTGTCTGGTGGATCAGGACCCGGCCCCCACCATGGTGGTGTATCCATCCGACGATCTGGCGGAGACTACGGCGGAGACGCGCCTGGTGCCCATGTTCAGAAGCCACCCGGATATGGCCAGCAAATTCCGGGAGACGGAGAGTAAAAAATTACAATTGAAATTCCGGGACATGTGGCTGTACCTGACTGGAGCAAACAGCCCGGCGGACCTGTCCAGCAAGCCGATCAAAAATCTGTTTATGGACGAAGTGGACAAATTTCCAGGAGCATCCAAACGGGAGGCGGATCCCGTCTCCCTGGCCAAAGAGCGGACAAAAACATATTTCAACCGCAAAATATTTATAACCTCTACGCCCACGCTGAGAACCGGACATATCTGGCGGGCCATGGAACGGGCGGACATGGAAAAGCACTATTTTGTTCCGTGTCCACATTGCGGGA